AAATTTATCTGTCAGATAACCATGAACAACTTCAACAGGCGTTACAATATCTTTAACATCAAACTTAGGAATTTCAGCGTACACATACTCTTTACTTTTTTCATCTAGTAAATTAACTTCACTTCTACGAAAAACTTCATCAGTTTCACAAATTGGCTCAAAATCTTCTGTATCAGTTTTATCTAGACTATTATCAGAATTATTTTGATCCTCTTCAATATCGCCATCATCACTTTCATCATCAGATTCTCCAAACTCTGAATCGGATTCTTCAGATTTTCCATCATCATAATCGACATCATCTGATTCTTCAGATTCCGACAAATCATATTCTGGTTCAGAAAAGAAATCTTCCAACATAGATTTCTGTTCATTTTTAGAATAATCAAAAATCTTTTGTGCTACGATAACAACTTCTTGCCATGTTTCGCAAGCAAACACTTCATCAATAAGAACTTGCTGTTCATCGTCAAATTGTATATTTAAAGAACTTTCAGTTTTAGTTTCTAAATTCACTTTATCTATAAATGGCAAAGATTGAAGATCTTTGTTTTTGATCCCGAAAAAATCTTTATCAATCAGATCTTTATATGCGGCAACAAAAGATCGCTTGATGCCAGGATATTTACGTTTAATTTTCTTTTCGATCCTGGCATCTTCAATGACATTAAGAAAACTCTTGAAATTTTTGCCGTTTTCACAAATAGCATCATGCCAACCTTCAGCAGGAGTATATAAAGCGTGACCAACTTCGTGACCCATCAAAAGATCATACAATTCACCTGACATATCTTTCCAAATAGGACATGCCAAAGTTCTTGTCTTAAGATCGAAGTATGCGGTTTGAATTTTCTTGTGTTCAATATTCAGATTTTCTGAAGCAAGAAGTTTTGCTAACTGAGATTTAGATTCAACAGTAAACATTATTTAATTTCCGTTTCGAGATTTTGAAAATACTCCGCTATTTGATTACGGAATTTTGGATTTTTATTGATTTCGAATAGAATATTTTTGACACCGTGGTCAAGAAATGCTTGAGTGACGTCAGAAATACATGAGTAAAAATGCATTTCTTCCTGTTCTACAATCGTGTATGAGTAATCTTCCAATAGAGTTCTCCCAATCAATGTATAAATTATAACACAATGATTGGGAGTGTCAAGCTAGATTGTTGCAAAAAAACAACATTACATAGATTTTTTCATCTTTTTTATCAATTTTGTCTGCCTTTGCCTAGCGAGAAGTAATGATGCGTCTCCAGCAAGTTTGGTAAAATGAATACCATTCATGTGATCTAATTCATGTTGAAAACACTGAGCAGTAACTCCTTCAAGCATTGTAGTGATCTTATTGCCTGTACCATCGTAATATTCGACATCAATTGTTTCATATCTTGGTATCTTAACGTACAAACCAGGAGAAGACAAGCACCCCTCATTCAGTTTTACCAATTCACCATATGTTTTCGTGATTGTAGGATTGATACATGTCATACTAAAATCATTCGAACCCATAACAAAAATTCTTGCCTTAACTCCGCACTGATTGGCAGAAAGACCAACGCCAGAATATAATTTCAAAGTAAGTTTGAGCCTATCTATTAATTTCGAAGTCACTTCACTAGGCAAAATACTGACATCAAATTCTGGCATACTTTCTCTCAACATAAAGTAGTCTTCACCATAAAGAGGTAATGGTTGAACTTCAAATTTTTTTGCAATATCTTGTTCAGTATTAATTGTAAACATTTCACTCATTTCATTATCCTAGAAAAATTATTTTGCTTTTCAAATTTAATTACAGATCTAAATTTATCTTGAAGAATATCACCTTTATGACTAATCACAAATAAATTCACATCTTCCAACATATGTAAAACATTCATCAAGTATTCTGTACCATTCGCATCAAGACTCGAATCGAAAACTTCATCGAGAACCAATAAATTAGTATTAGTAGAGTTCTTTAACTTAGCAACTGCTCTCCAAGTCAACATCAATGACATATCAATTCTTTGTTTTTCACCTTCAGAAAAAGATGCGTATGTGAACTCATCTCTATGCCTAGACTTTATGGTTTCTTTGAACGACTCATCTAAATTGAAATTGACGAAAAAATCTAAAGATGATAGATACTTATTTACCAATTTGTTGATGACAGGCAAATATTGTTTAACAATTCTAGTTTTAATTCCTGTATCTTTCAATAACAATGATGCCGCATCATAATAAGTCTTCTCATCAATTAATTTCTTATGTTCATCTTTAAGTTCAATCAATTTAGTTTCTATGTCGATCAACTTTTCAGTTTCATTATCTAGATTTTCTTTAACGTCTTTAAGATTTTCGATCTGAACATTCAATCTTGAAACATATCTATTCATTTCTGAAATAGTAGTATTGTTGGTTGCTAACTTAACTTGAAGTTTTTGTATATCTTCCAACTTAGAATTAATTTGCTCTAATCGTTTATGTTCACTTTGAAGTTTGCTTTCCAACTCAGACAATCCATGATCACACTTCTTGGCTTTAGCATTCAATGACATCAATTGATTCTTTTTAAAATCTTCAACTATAGATTGTCTGCATGTAGGACACTCGTCACTTGTATCGAAGAATTTTATATCTTTATTCAACTTCTTCAGATTAGTTTCAATCTGAGTTTCCAATTGATTCAAACTTTTAATTTTGACAGTTACAGATTCTTTATCCAAAACTTCTTGTTGGATCTCAACAATACGTGCAGAAATTTTCTCAGAGTCTTCAAGATATTCTTTTATCTTTAAGTTATTCTGTTCAATTTCTACTTGAAACTTGATTGCTTCCTCTTCATTGTTTGCTTTCAGTTTTGATATATGCTGTTTCTGGATATTATAAGATTGTGTTGCAAATTCAATTTTATGTTTATTCTCAGTATAGTTTTCTTTATTCTGAGAAATTCGATCTTTAAGAATGTTATTCATCGAAGAGAAAATTTGAATGTCCAACAAATCTTCAATAATATTACGTCTATCTGATGGAGACAATTGCATGAAAGGAACAAACGATGCTGAACCTAAAATAACAATCTGCGTGAAAGATTTGTAATTTAGTTTCAGAATAACTTTCTCAAGATGTTCTTGATAATCTTTGATTGCCGCACTTTGATTTAATAAATTACCATTTAAATAAATCTCAAAAATGTTAGGCTTAATACCACGAACTATCTTATAGGCTTTGTTGCCAATATCAAATTCGATTTCAACAACACAATCTTTCTGATTGATGCTGTTAACTAAAGCAGGTTTATTGATGTTGCGGAATGCTTTACCGAAAAGAGCAAAACACAATGCGTCCAACATTGTGCTTTTACCTGCACCATTTGAACCAACTACCAAGACATTTTGTGATCTGTTTAATTGAATTTCAGTGAAGTAATTACCTGAACTGATAAAGTTCATGTATCGGATTTTTTTAAAATATATCATTCTATAATTTCTGAAGTTAGGGATTCAACATAAAGTTCACGCATAAGTTTTTTAAGTGTATCAGATTCTACGTTCAATGTCAAGCCATCAATGTAACCAGATAAAATTGTCATTGTATCTTCTGCTTGATCTATCAATTCTGAATCATCTTCAATTTCAAGTTCAGTGAAGTCTTCAACAATTGAAATATCAGCAACATCTGCCTTGTATAATTTATCAACAACACTATCAAATAAATATGCGTTATTTTTATTCACGACAATGATTTTAATATAACAATCTTTCAGTTTTGAAAAATCATATTCATTCCAGTAATCAAATTCTTTTTCAGTATCGTCATAAGATATCTTATGAAAAATAGTATGGGGATTAGGAACAAACTTTACTTCTCGTGTATCAGTATCAATTACATGAAAGCCTCTTTGATCACCACTGTCTGCCCATGTTATTTCATATTGATTGCCAAGGTAAGTAATATTACCACTTGAAGATTTATGATGAAAATGTCCAGATAAAACTGTATCGAATCTATTGAACAACTTTCTATCCAATCCACCATGACTTATGTTGCCACGATCCATCTCGAAACCTGCAATCTCAAAGTGACCAAACACAACTTGAGATTTTGTTTTACTCAAAAATTCTATAGACTTCTCATAATTAGAAGAATTAATCCATGGCACTAAAGCAACTGAAAGTCCGTCATAATCAATATCAATTGGATCAATGTACACTTTAATGTTATCGTAGCCATAAAACAACTCATTCATTGCATTAACTTCATTTGTATTTCGAAAGTATACATCATGATTGCCCACAATAACGTCCATTGTGATGCCTTCATTCTTCAAAACATCAAAAAATCTTTTTCGCCATGAATTTAAAGTTACGAAATTTATAAATTTTCTACGATCAACAACATCACCCAAGTGGCAAATATGTGTTATATTATTCTCTTTCAAATATGGAAAGAAAGTATTTTCCCAAAATTTAAAAAAGAATTCATTGAATATTGAACTGTCACCTCTTGCTCCCGCATGAGTATCATTGATCAGTGCTACTCTCATCATCTTCCTCTATAAAATTCTCAATACCTTTTTTCTTAATCTTTTTTTGTTTTTTTGCTTCTTCGAAAGTCTGAATAAACTCACTGATATTATCATAGAGCACAAACTGTCTTGTATTGCCATTCTCGTCTTCAAATAATTCACCCTCATCAAGAATAGCAAATTGTTCCGTTGCTTTATACTTCACATACAATTGTTTCTTCTCTCGTGTAATTCTACGAAGGAATGCAAAGTAAATTATTTGTGTGAAGTATGCGAATGGATTACTTGATTTTAATGGATCAAAGTTTCTGAAATACATGATACAATTTTCAATGCCATCACCAATCATCTCGTCTTTAAATGAATATGAAATGAAGTTGGGTTTTCTAGCAAGATGTGATGCGATCTTTAAAAAGCATTCACCAATATAATTTGGAATCGCAGGTTCAGGCGTATTATTTTCCTTAGACTCTGCACATTTTTTATGATACTCTATTAGTGATGCAAGAAAGTCTGCATTATTAACATAGTGTTTTGGATTTTTAGCCATGATACTCCCGTAATCAACATAATGTAAGTATAACACAAATGGAATATGATGTCAAATCTTTATTTTAATATATTTAATATCTTTACCTAAAATATTACTTGACAAGATATTTCATACACAGTATAATGATTCTGTTGGGTTGTTAAGAATAATAATATTAATGTAATAACTGTTTCTTAGTAACAGTTCTGTCAATGAATGATTCGATATCTGTATCATCTTCAAACAAATCATCTTCTATATTAAAAGACTCACTACATTGATTCAGCAATGATTCTTCCATATCTTTAGCAGATTGTAACACTTCTATATTAGTTTCAATTACAATCTTTTTATAATATTCAATCACAGCTTTCTTCGGTTTAACTTGAGTAATGATATCACCCATGAATATGTATGCTTGATTCTTTTCAATCAAGTCAACAGGTAACCAAGGACTCATGATAAATGCTTTACCAGAAGATACTTGTTTGAATATTAATGTCATTGGATCAGTGAGAATTACTTCACCACTACCTTCCAATTCTGTATATTTCGCAATGACATCTTCACCAGTTTGAAGTCTAACAATAAGAACTTTATCCATTTTTCAAATCCACATTATAAAATTTATATTTAAATTTCTCTTCATCATATATTTTGACTCTCTCTATGAAATGCTTCAGTGTAAAATTTACAAAAGAACCATTTCTAAAATCATCTGAAATATCATAGAGCACCGCTTCATCTTTGTTTTCACCCTTTCTTAATCCTCTACCAATCGATTGAAGATTTCTAACTCTAGACTTTGAAGGTGAAGCAAAGATAACATTGTGTAAGTTACGTATATTTATGCCTGTCGAAAACGTGCCATATGATGCCACAATGATTGCATCATTTTCCTTCTCTGTAATTGCACGAATAGATTCACGTACATCTACATCAGTGCCTCCGAACACAAAAAAAACTTTTCTTTTTTTCTTCTCTTCTTCGATCATTTTATAGAGAATTTTGCCATGTTTGTCTACATAATTGAACAAAACTAGCGAATTTCCTTTCAAAGATAAGCATAAATTTTTGATAAAAATGTTTCTTGAATTATTAGATACTATGTAATTCATTTCGTCCATGTACTTCCATTTCTTTGCTAATTTACACACATCGTCTGGATACTTAAGTACCAAACATTTAATGCTAAAATCTGCTAGATGTTTATCATCAATCAATTCTTTTGTAGTGACTGATTTATATACTGGACCAAACAATCCTTCAAGAACAAGTTTGTGAGTATGAGCACCGTCTAATGTTCCTGTTAAACCAACTCGATATTTTGAATCTGTGATCTGAGACATAATTGTCGTCAAAGATTTAGATTTGAATTGATGGCATTCATCTCCAAAAACAAACTCGAATTGTTCAAAATATTCTTTTGGATTTTTGTATATACTTTGCCAAGTTGTGATCGTCAAAAATTTATTCGTATGTTTTTCTTTTCCTGAATACTGTCTGTGACAATATTCTTCAGAATCGTAACCATAAGATTTGAAATCACTATACATCTGTTCTACGAGAGATGTTGTTGGAACAATTAGCAAACCTCTACTATAATCACACTCTTTCATATAACGAAGAATTAGATAAATGATTAGCGATTTGCCTGATGCTGTTGGTGATAAAATAAGAGTTCTTTTGTTTCGTATAGCATGAACAAAAGCCTTAATTTGATAGTCCCTTGGTTCAAAAGGTAACTTTAACTTTGATATGAAATCAACTGCCTCTTTGATAGAAAACTCTTCAGATAAAATTAAATCTGAATCGATTTTTATTTTATAGTTTCTTTCTTCACAAAAAGATTTGATATACGGTACTAAGCCGCAATAGATTGTGTTCGTTCTAGAGTCAAAAAGTCTAACTTTTCCATCCCACAATCTATTCTTATATGAAGGCATAAACTGATACCCAGGAACAAAGAACTCGAAAAATTGCGATAATTCTTGAGCCATGCTCCGCTCACATTCAACTTTTATGAATGCATCATTAAGTTTTGTGAGTTGTAAAACGTCCATTAAGCACCTTGTATAAATCTCTCATAATCAATGAATGATTTCAACTGAAAAGTTCTGCTATGCAATTCTTTTAAAATGAATTCACATGCAGTAACACATTCTTGATTCATGGTTTTTTGTGCCATCAATCTGTTCAAATCTTTATCACCATCGATATATGTAGTGACATCGGATTTGAGCACATATGGAAATGGTTGCCAAGAATTCTCTGCAAGATCTTCTTGAGACATTTTACCTGTGTAGTATTGCCATTTGAGTTTCTTCATCTCAGCAATTCTGAATTCATTACTTCTGGCCAATTGTCTATAGTGAGACATTATGGTCAAGTATTTGCTGTGAAGTTTTGGTATTTTTATTAATTCACGTCCTGGTTCAGTTCTATCAATTTCAGAATCTTTGTCCCATTCCGCTAGTATTTCATCAAGTTTAAACATAAAATAAAATCCTCCTTGAGGATCAAAACATAATTAATTAAATTTTTTCAATATCATAATACGAAAATCTGAATGCCGCATCTGCTGTAATTATATTAT